TAACCGAACCACCAGCAGCCGGAGCCAGGATCTGCGCAATACGCGCCTGCGGCTCGCCATTGTATTCCTGGTGCGTGACCTTGATACGGACCTTCTTACCGAGAAGCTGGCCGGACTCAGCAACTTCCTGAGGCTTGAACGGACCGTTGAAAATCTCCGGATCGATACGCAGAAGCTGTGTCTTGGTAGACGGCAGAGCCTTCGGGCTGAACGAGGTATAGTGGTAGAGCTTGCGTCCAGCATAGTCACCCCCGTCAATGGAGAAGACAAACTGGAACATAGGAGCACCCGAGTTCTTGGAGATCTGGTACTCGACGCTATCCACCTCGGCATCATAGATACCCTTCGGGATAACCTCGAACTTCATCTCCTGAATATTCGACAGGTCAACAACCAGCGAGCCACCATCCTCGAACACGGTCTGGGCGTACAGCTCGTCGGAGATCACGTTGTTATCAGCCATTGTACTAACCTTTTAGGTTTGAGTAGAGGGTTAAATTGCCGGTTTCGTTCTCAGCTTACCCGCAAGGAGCTGAAAACCAGGAGAGCCGGATTCCTGATGCACAACGATACATGGGAGCTGGGGAGCCGGGGGCTATATCGTCGTGACATTCAGTTACTTCAACAACCCAATACCACGCATAATGGTTTCCATAGTGGGGTTGTCAAAGTATGCCTGACGGTAGACCGAGCGACGGTTCTTAGCATCGAATCTCGGACCACCTGAAATTGGTTGGACATAGAGACGGCGGGGAGCCTCGATCTGCCCCTCCTGCAGTGCGCCAACAGTCAGCCAGCCGACAATGTCGACAAAACCTTGTACCTGCGCGGAAAGCTTACCAGTTAGAGCAGGCGTATAGTGAAACCTCTTCTGCTCATCCTGGGTGTACGATTCGGCGCAGACAAAAATAACATTCATCGGCAGATCACGGAATGCACGGACAAGCAGCTTGACCATTTCGTTGTTTTTGCGAAACTCTGGCCAACCCGCAACATCTATGTCACCTTCCAGCATAACCTTGTTAGGATCAATACTGAGGATCCCATAGGTGCAGTAAACCTCAACCTCTGTGAGGGAGTCAATGATCACAGTCTTGTAGCGAGGAACTTGTTCATCAGGCAGCGTGTCGGGATCAAGCCCGGTAACACGGCAAAACAGTTCCTTCATCTTCTTGACGTCATTTGCATCTCGTGCCTTGCAATATGCTGCCAAGAATTCCTGAATGTATGCCACAGTCTTGAAATTGGAGACAGGAATATTGTGGAGCAGATGGGCGTTTTTGATGCGCGGAGACGCCTCGACAGTCGTGTCACCCTTTTCGGCGTCGATTACCAACACGTCACGCATCTCAGGGACATCCACTGCGGTAGATGCCAGCTCAGTTTTGCCAATGCCGTGCTTGGCGTAGATCAGGAGCTTCAGCCAACGCTGTCTTTCATGCTGGATCTGAATCTGGAAGGGAGCAGTTACCTTCCGCGCATTGGACGTCTTTGACGGATCTGCAGAATTCGGATTCGGCGCCTGATTAGCGGCATTGGGGGTAGTAGCAGTAGTAGGGGTAGGCATCTTTGCAGAGACTTCTGCCATAACTCATCTCCAAAAAGGAAGGGAAGGAGGGAAGGGAAGGAAAGAGAGTATTTCCTCTGGTTTCAGCCCGGTTTTTCAGCCCAGACTGCACTCACGTTACTCAAGATACTTACGCCACGTATCATACTCCTCATCACGCGGTTGCATAAGGATCTTAAGTTCGTATTCCCAATCCCCGCCGTCATCAAGTGATACACATGCACCATTGAATGGGCACATATATTGACAGGTACGATCAGGATTTGGGTAGAGTGCTAGATCTGGGTTGAGCATTTCCTCAATTTCCATCAGGATCTTAACACCCTCAGCTTCCCTCTGATGATCGTTGCGCCGAATCTTGTCACGCCGAATGAACTTATCAGAATCCATGTCTTCCTGAGTAGCAAGCCAGTTTAGGAAGTCAACATAATCCTGCGGCGCGTTTGTAACCTCTCCGTAAAGGTTCTTGATATATCTGCGCAAAGACCTATGAGTGATGAGCTGTCGCTTATCTTGGCTGAGGCGCCCATTTGCCAAGACTCGAGGTTCAGCAGGAAGAGCCTTACGATGCTGTTGGTAGATAACTCCTGCAACAGGGCGACCATACAAAAGGTTTGCAGCCCAGCAATAGGTAGAGATCTGACTGTCGTTGCTGTAGTGCAGTGTCTGGATTGTTTTTGCGGTCTTGTACTCAACAATCCAGAGCTGCCCATGCTCATCAATCACTACCCGATCTAGTGTTCCCGAGTAGACAACTTTGTCATACCCGTACTTACCGGCTTCCCATGGAATTTCGACTCGGAAGTTAACCTCTGTCTGGGGGATGCCGTCATGCACATATGTAACTAGTTTGTCACGCGCAACTAGCCATTCATCCCAATAGTACCGGAGCATACCGGTAGCAAGCTCGGTAAGCTCAACGATATCAGCAGGAAGTCGATTGGGATCGCGTCGAGCAGCTCTCTTTGTTGCCTCAACATAAGCCTCGAATGCAGTAGCTGGATGGCCATACTTGTTTATGCCATGACAGTCTTCCAGGGCAAAGTGAAAGCCAGTACCCATCCAGAGAGGTGCAGGATTCTGTTTGGGGCCGATATTACCACGAAGATGCGAGTTCCATCCCCATCGGCGACGGCAGCGCCTAAACATGATCCTGTCAGAGGTGCGAATAACCGCAATTCGTTCTTGACGTTCTTCTACGGCAAAGTCAGATGGTCGAGGGTCGAAGTCATATTGTGTTGGATCCCAAGAATCAGTGGATGCATCAGCCATTTTGAATACCTAATCCCATCGAACTACAGATATCATCTTATATCAAAATGTAAGGCATATCAATATAGGTCTTTTTGGTCAAAAAGTGTCCTATAAGGTCTGTTTTCGGGAATGGCATTTTGACTTTTGTCTGCCAATTTGCACCTGCGCTAAAAAATCTACCATGATTTTCATCCGGCAATCTATCCCCATTGCCCGCCTCACTCTCCCCTCTTCCCCTCTCCCTCTCCTCCCGCTTTCGCAGTTTTAGCACAAAAAGAAAGGACGACCCGAAAAGATCGTCCTTCAAGTTGGCCACCAACTGGAACCTGGTGTTACGGATAGTGTCTAGAAAACCTTCTGCGGCAGTAGTTATGCCATGCCTTGACTTCACGCACATCAGGCATGGCCATCTCCGATAAGGACTTTACGAGATGAGGTAGGGAAGTGATCAGGCTTCCTCTTTGCCAATTCGGTAAGCAACTCAACCACATCACCATTTCTGCCTTTCTTAGGGACAAGAATCTGGTTGAGGCGCTCACAATACACACGGACAGCGGCAGCAACATCTGACGAGCAGTAAATCGTTACGCTCGCTGTAGTGAGCTTGACTCGAATCCGATTGGTCTTCTGGATCTGGCGCTTGATCGGGAGAGCAACAATTTTCTTAGCCATCAGTTGCTCCTCCCATATATTTCCTGGTTGAACTCCCTGACACGCTTGTCAATCGCCTCCTGAGTATCGCCCTCAACGGTCAGGATCTTGAGGTGCTTCAGTTTGACTCCATGTTCGATCAAGAGATCACGTTCGCTGAGACATTCGTCATACACATATGATCCGAACTGAACAATGTATTGCCCACCACCGCCAGGCGCTGGATAGCGTTCGACAAGAACATAATACTCCTTGGTGTTGGTAGCCATTTCGTATTCCTTTCATCTTATGCTTTTATTATAGCAAAGACTACTAGGACTAATCACGAGGTTATTTTTAGGTTATTTGCTGATCCAAGGGTTGCTGTCGCAAGTGAGTTCTTGTCGTCCAAAGTCATGATGACGTTGTCGTCGACTGTATTGCGGTAGTGGTAGTAGTAGGAGTTGATCGGATTGACACCTACTTGCGGGATTAGTCGGTCTTCTGCCTGCTTATTGTCGTTAGGATCCCATTCAGGTCCGATAAAGTAGCATGTCTGTGCTGGAACTAGCGAGAATGCCTGCGCATATTTAATCGAACACAGGATAATACCCTTTGTAGCCTTGAACTTTCTAATTCGGTCTTCAAGATCTTCGGGTTCAAGACCTCCGAATAGTTGCCATACATTATGGAATCCGGCTTCTTTGAGCCTCCGCTCGAAATGCGGGAGAGCGTTTCTAAATGCCGTAAATACGACTGTATGTCGGTCATCTTCTGTAGCAGACTCGTCCGAGATTCTTTCGACGAAGTCTTCAAATGCAGCACCCACACCTAGTGCAGGATCAAAAATTGCAGGGCATGCAAGAAGTTGCCGCTTCCGGAGCATTGCCTCCAGTGACGTTGGGGTGACAATAAACTGCCCATCCGGAGTGAAATATGCTGAGTCATCCTCCAGTGCTTGGTATGCCTTCTGTTGGTGCGCATCCATTTCCACATATAGTCGGTCTCGTTGGATCTTTGGCATTTGTGTTGCACAATCCTTACGGAACCTACGTCGCGAGAACCGATCTAGGAGAGCCCAGAAAGCATTGGCATTTTTGATGCCGACAATTTCTTTACCCCATCCATTGTCAATCACGTCACAAAATGTGTTGACAAAACGCCAGTATGAACTGAATTCATTTGGACTAATTTGGTTGAGGATGGCCCAAAAATCTGCAGGCCCGCCTTTTCCAGCCAAAGTACCTGAAAGAGGATGATAACGGTAGCATCCCAGTTTAGGAGAGGTTAGAACCTTGAAAATGTCGTTGGTCTTGGTTTTGCGGTTCTTCATCCGCATGTGAACTTCGTCAGCGATTACTGTATCAAAGATAAGCCCAGATTTTCTGGTAGCTGGCGACATTAGGAAGGAGAAGTCATTTGCCAAGACGTTGAAGGTACAAATATACACAGTGACTTCTGCTGTACGTGGTTTCAGCCACTTTTCCTCCCGCTGCTTTTTGGCAGTAGGTCCTTTTCCACGTAAAATCCGTACATCCAGTGTACGATGTGCGTACTTTTCAGCAAACCATTCTTTGAAATGACTGTACCAGACGCCCATAGCATTTTTACTGCAGGCAACCAGTACAATTTTGGATCTAGGATCCATCCCTACTACATTGACCGATACCACCGTCTTACCCAGACGAGGTTCGTATAAGTTCATAGAGCGTGGATGCCCCAAAAACCATGGGACATCCTCCTCCTGGAATGGCCGAAAAGCACCGACTGCCATATTACGTCTTACCCTTTCCGATCTGTTCAATCTCACCCTGCAGATTGACTCGCTCCTTGCATAGATCCTGCTGTAAACGCAGTAACAAGGAGATAATCTGTCCTGCACTCTGTTTTTGGTTTGGAGTGGCCGACGATGCACTGCAGACTCTTCTCAGGAGACTTATGGCAACTCCAACAGAGCCATGCAAGCTGTTGTGCATCCAGACGTGTTTCCGCTTCTGCCACGCCTCACTCGTATTTGGCTGCCTGTGGGCCGGCTTTTTGGTGTTGGTATTTTCCATTATAGGGTTTCTCCGCAGGCATATCAAGCAAATGGAAAACAATCTGGGCGATTGGCATGCCTTCCTTGATGATAATGATGTCCGTAGAATGGTTGGTCAATTCCAAAGTCAAAAAACCACACCAACCAGGTTCAATGACCGTATTCTGTGTTGCCAGCCCTTTTCGAGCCCACGTACTTTTGTCATGGACAAAAGCGATTAGATCGTCAGGCATGGCAAACCGCTCAATAGAGGATGCCAACACGAAATCGCCAGGGTACAAAACATGAGGTTCGGCAACACGGATATCATACCCAGCAACAGAAAGGCCGAAGGACATGCCTTCGACCACTCCACGTTCGTGGAAGGGATAAAGCAACCCTTCCTGAAGACATCTCTTGCGAATGCTTTGTCCGGAGAGGATCATTTGCTGAAGAACCTCATAATGCACATTTTCAGTCCGATGCAGATCAAGACAATCCAGGTAATCGGCCACAATGCAATTGCAACCTTTTCCCACAAGGTAAGGTGCCGAATGTATTCTTCTTCTCCGTAGGTAAGCTCCTGAAAGGTGATGTATGCACCAACAAACCAGGCCATAATGAATGCCGCAATATCCATGTTACTTCCTCCGAGGCTTTATCACTGGTTGCCCCAGCCGTATTGTTATTGACGGATGACCTCGCGACGGAGGATTGCTCTGATGTCGCTGATGCGCTCTTCGTCGATGAGAGATGGCTTATGCACGATGGCGTCAATTCGTTCAACCATCTTATGAAGATCGTAGTACTTCTGACGCCAGTATTGCCAAGCTTCTTCAAGAGTCAAATCCCAAGAACAAGCGTCTGGTGATGTACAATCTGGATGAGGGGTGTCACGTCCTTCGCTGGCTGGACGTTTACGACCGCAATTTACGCACATGCGTGTATTGTCAGGTTCATTCACCATTTTGGTCATCCGTTTGCGGTTCAAGCCATTTCTTGGAATCGAATTGGTACATCCAGCCAGAATTGATTCGCTCCTCAGCCTGGAATAGTCGAAGCATCTGACGGTGACGACATGTTGGACGACCACCTGCAGGGCAAGTACAGATCATTGCACCACCAGGTAGGTCAGAGATGTGATAAACCTGTACAGACGTAGAGTCTGGATCAACCTTGACGCACTCGTAGGTGACGTCATCAGGCTTATTCTGCCTGATAGTGTATAGATCTTTCTTGCCCATGATTTGTGCTTCTACACCAAATAGGTTAAGAACGAGGATTGCGTAGAGATCCATGTACTAAGTATCGTCACCGATCCTGCAGAAATCGATTCCACTAGTACACTTCACTCTACGCCTACCACAGTTGCCAAATGCGCAGCAAGTAGCAACGTGGCCTTAAGGCATTCGACAGTGATCTACACCGCATATGCATTACCTTGGCCGGAATGATCAACTTCCGGTTGCAGCATCCACTGATTGTAGACCCCCCTCTATCTGCGTGCCTGACTAGCCCTAACACGATAGGACTAGTTTCGCTCTATGCCTAGAGCTCATCAGAGGCAGTTATGCATGAACTGGTTCAGCAGGTGTCTGGGCAACCTTCTCTGCAGTAGCCCGTCTCTTGCGGCTACGTACCTTCTTGGGCTTCACTGTAGTGTCAGCATCATCCGACTTGAGCCCACTCAGCATCGGAGGAAGTTCATCAAATTCATGCCGAACAGTGAGTGCAAACGACCACGCCTTACGCAAAAAGGCAATGTGATCATTTTCGCTCATGTTGGCAAGTTTCCGAACACTCTCCAGCTCCTTCAAAATCGGTTCATGAAACGGAGGATTAGGCTGCTTCAGCAACATATGAACTCGCGGATCGGTATTCAGCTGGCTCAGTCGACGGATGTGACAGTTACGCAGCGCCTCCATTCGACCAGTCTTGAATGCGTGCACAGCCTGTGCGAAGGTAACTTCGGCTGCATCTGCGAAGACCGTTAGAACACCCAGGATCCAACGGCGATCAGCCTCATTGGGCTTCTTGTCCGAGAAAGCGTTCATTGCGCGGCGCTTCTCCCGCTCATTCATGAGCTGGGCAAACTCACCACCACTGTTAATCGGATTGGGACGCAACCAAAGCGTAGAGGACTGGGTGAAATGCATGTCTATCTCCTATGACTCGAAATCATGGATGTGTACGCGGTGGTTATTTAAGGACTGCCGCCTTGCTGGATCTGCTGATCTTACTCCCCGTTCCCAGCAGCAAGCTTGTTGAGCTCCTCCAAGAGTTCCTTCACAGTCGGATCCCGCTCTGCAATCTCTTCATACTTGACACGCCTCTTGTAATCCTCGACCGCAGTATCCAGCTGGTTCATCAACTGCTGGATGCGAGCGCGACGCTTCTGTCCGGCTTCAAAGCCTTCAACGTCTACCCTACCGACGACCCATTTAGTTGCACGAGGCTTCTCGATGTACGGATGCACTCCGACCACCTTGACGCACGTGTAACCCGTCGACGGGGCATCCACTACGACAATGTCACCTACCTTGATCGACATATCGTCAGTCAAGTAGGAATACTTCTTCTTCGGATTGTGGTAGTAGCCGAGTTCCGGACGGAGATCGTGCTGAAAGACACAATCAACCGTTTGAATTGCGCCGTTGAGCGGTAGTGACATTTGCTGCTCTTCTTTCATGAACTCTTTCAGGTTTTGTACAGACTTGGCTACATGCAGTTTTGCACGGCGTTCAGTTGCCAGTCGGACGTCTTCATCCACAAAACCGTAACGCCACGACGCCCAGTCATCGGAATTGCGCGGGTATGGATTCTGACTCAGATGCATTCCACAATACCGCGCTTCACGCCCTTCTTCGTACGGGCTTGCCATTGCAGCCTCCTATGCACTCGAAGTGCTTGCTCAACTCTCATCTTACCCGTATATAATAGCTTGGACTATTTACTCGTCACAAGAGTCAAAAAGCTGGTTGCCCATCAAATTATTTCTTGTAGGGTGCAAAGTTATTGCTCGCTGGGCTTTTTAGTGTCTCGTTTGTGGTAGGTATAGGGTCGTTGATTGGCTCTTTGCTCTTTTGCTGTAGCCCATCGAACTTGCCTTGTGACTCCATCAGCTTGATAAGGTTGATAGCCAAGGTCATTATCTACTCTGTCAATTGAGTGAGCCGGTGATGGCCGCGGACCGACGAAGTCAAGAAAGGCTTTGAAACCCTCGTCTCCCCTGCTCTTGTGCCATTCATCGCAGACCCGGATACCTCTTCCACCGTAATGCTTATACGCAACATGTGTCGGATCTTCCGTTCTGACATGCATCATTAACCAGATACGATATTCCTGGTTGTAAATGGTCTTGAGAGTCTTACGTCCGCATCCACAATCTGTCTTCGGGTTCTCTCGGACAAGATAGTATTGCGGAAGAGTCATCCGAGTACCACATACACATTCGCACCGCCACCGGATCTTCAGATTAGGACTTTTGGTGGTAGTGTCATCCCGAAGGCGTTGGATCAGAGTCCACGAATGGATCTTCTGACCCGCCTTGAGTTTATGTTTCCTAGGCTTTGCTTGAGCCATCACTTCAGCCCGAGAGCGGATGGTAGCGGGTAGGGTTCGACACGACTTTCCGAGGGGTTCCAAGAAGTCGTCGCAAGTCCATCAGGCTTGTACTGATGAGTGTTCTTGGATGCCCCGTTTATGAAACGAGCAGTGTCAGGATACTTTTTCTGCAGCCATTCAGGCATTGCACCTGCACTCCACAAGTCAAAGGTAGTGATCCTTTTCCCTGCGAACTCGGACTCTCCGATGTATTCAATGTCAAATCGGCGACCGGCCATTCCACGAAATGACCCGGTTGTACGGTTACCAGGAGAATACAAATGACCGTCAATAATAGTCGATCGCTTGTAATCCTTCTCCAACCGCTTGTCAATGTTCTCATGCCAGTGATCGCATGAGAAACACATGCGGTTGCGGAGCATTCGCGAACGATGAGGTTCACTGTAAGCATTGGAGGCAGCATTACCGCACATGCTGCATGTATAGTTCCAAAAACTCTTACCTCTAATTCCGCCTTTTTTGGCGGGAGTGCAACCTGTAACATCAATTCCAGTGTCGGGGCAGATATTGTTCATCACTTAACTCCCTGCAGCAAACGATCGATATTGGACGCAAGGCTGCGAAACTTAGCGTCGACTGCCTGGCGGTGCTCCATACGCTGCTTGGGGCTGAACTTATTCTTGCGCCGCGCCTCTTCAAGCTCCATGAGATCGCTTACGCAGGCCGAGAGCTCTGCGAGACTTTCATTAATGTTCCGGATTCGAAGCTCAAGTTCGTTGTAGTGCTTGGCAGAAACGATTTTGATTCCGAACAGCTGCATGTCAGTCTCCTATGCTTGATCTGAAACCCATCTATTCTGTATTATACTACGATTCATTAATGGATCACAAGCGGGTATTTAACTGTCCGAACAATAGAAAGTAACACCCTTGAGCTTATGCTTCCCAGGCTTTGCTTGAACATCAGTCACGCTCCAGGATTTGCTTTGGCAACTTCCTTAAAAGTAATTCCGGCATTGTAGGGACCTTTGTTGATACGAGCAATCCAAGCGTTCATCGCCTTTTCAGCGTTTTCGCGGGTTGCGGAAAATCCTCCCGCATCAGCCATGTCACCATTCGTCCGTTTCCATTCAACACGCCAAGCATATGCAGTCGGACGCTTGGTGTTGGTTTCATATTGCGTCCCGTTGGAGAAAATGGCAATGTATTTGATTGCGCTCATATCAGTCACCCTCCATCTTTTCATTCTCCATATTATATTGCATGCTATTAGGATCACTCAAGAGTCCAAATTATTTGCTGACCATTCCGAACAATAGAAAGTAACACCCGTGTCGAATTGCATCCCGGGCATGCCGTCGTCCTTCGATATAATAGTTCCACGACTTTAACTTGTTGTCAGTGCAAAAGTTCTTTGCAACTTGTGCTGTCTGTGAAATGAACGGGATACTACGTTGAATGCACAGTGTTTCTATGCATCCAATAACGTGTACTGTCGGAATCTGCGACCATGCATGATCATCAGTTTTCCAGTCATATACTGTATATAATTCATGCACCACTAAATCAGGTTTGACATGGTCGTAGAGCTTGGTCAGTTGTTCAACCATATCCTGTTGAGGCCAAGTCTTGATCTGTCCTTGGTCTACAAGTGCGCTCACTTCATTAGTTGCACTAAAACTTGCCCAACCAGTCGTCTCACCAGGATCTAATGCAAGGAGTGTTCCACTGAATGGCTTAATGTTCTTTGCCTGGTTACATGCCTTGCGGAATACACTAAATTTGGACATCCTCGGCTCCTAGGCAGAAAAATAGCCGATCCCAATTGCTTGAGACCGGCTAGTTGGGGAGGAGTCGTAAGACTCTAGGTGCTTACTCAGCGGCGCCTTCGTTGGTGCCCTCAGCCGAAGCAGCGTCCGTCTTCACAGGGCCGCCGGCGACATTCTTCGTCGCAGCGAAGACAATCTGGTACGGAACCTTCTTGCCCGTGATCTCGGTAAGCTTCTTGGCGATCTCGCCACGCGACATACGCTTCTGCACCCAGCACTCGAGGATGAAGTCCTTGCGCTTCACCAGCTCGCCCGTCTCTGGATGCGTGACCATCTTGTAGCGCTCATCCGTCTTCGTCTCTTCCACGACGGCAGCGGTGTTCTCAGTGTTCTCAGTGTTCGTCGTCTCAAACATTTCAGCCTCCTGCTGCTTGTCACGCTTTGCCATGATAAACCTCCGATAACCTCCACATTCATCGCAGAGGTGTCTCATTCAGTACATTATTGATTATATAGCTTCATAGCTGTGTCCTCAAGCTCCAATTTAATGGTCGCACTTAATTTATTTCAAGCAATTTATACATCTGTCGGTTATTACTGCTTCCTCCTTCAACAATCCCGGCAGCACTCGCTATCATAGTCTTATGCACTTTCAGATAGCGCCCAAGTTTTCTGGTATTGGTGATTTGCTCGCACTTGTCGTACACATCACTACTCATTGCCCAATTGGCAATTTCCTGAACGGTAAATGGTCGATATGTCTTACCATTCATTCCATGAGTACGCCAATATGCCGCAAATGCACAGATTCCTTCGAAAGCAAAGTCTGCTTCTGTTACTGCATGGTTAGTCACCCCTACGAGATAGTCAGGAATCCAGTCACTTCGGATACCAAATACCTCAGCCATTATGCACAATGCCTGTTCGAAGTTGATCAGGCGGTGCTTAGCTTGATAAGCCATGTTCCAACGCCGCTGGATGAGCGTAAAGAACCGATGCAGGACAGTAAAGTGATGAGCCAACCACGCTTCACGTCCGCCAAAGCGAGACAGCTGCTGCTCTTTCCACCTACCATCATATGATAGGGACCCATTAATCAGGTCTTGCGCTTTGTCTAGTTCAATGATGATTGCACGTTGCAAGATGTCTGCATTTAGGAAGGGCTGCTGAATCGCAGTAATACCGAATACGCATCGTACCGGAATCTGCATAAGCTCAGCATTAGTGAAATACTTACGCATTTCAATGGTAGGGTTAGGTTCGGTGATGATACGGCAGATTTCATCTGAGAGTCTCTGCCGTAAGTTCCTATCAACAAGCTGTACGTTGTCTGTAACGTGCAAGCCGCCGCTATTTGCTACAGACGCATGCCAGTCTTTAAGGTCTTGCGGAGCATTGCGTAGTTTAGGAACTCCTGTTTGAATTGAGAGACGCAGTTCCTGCAGTGTTGATTTGCCAGAGCCGGCTTCACCGAGAGTCATCTCAATAGGCAGCTGAGTACCTCGCCACCTGTACAGCCAAGGAGACAGGTAGAACATTAGAGCAGTGATTACACGTTGCTTGTCTTTGTCTTTTAGCCTGACAAGTGACAAAACGTCCATCCACCAGTTGGGTAGTGGTTTGTCAGCATTGTTGGATGTCTGCTTTACCCATTCTGCCTTGAGCTTCTCGGTGTCAACTGGTTTTACATGTCCCGACTCAAACAGGATACCGTCAGTACCGTTTGCCTTGATTGTAAGTCCATTCTTGTCAATAATGACATATTCACCATCACTAATCTGCATGATGACGTTGTCATCGTGGAAATTCGGCCGTGCAAACACTCGGTATGGTGTAACATCCTCAATTGGATCTTCACCAGTAAACTGAGTACCAAGCCATTGCATGACTCGAAAGTCTGCTGCGCCAAGTCCAAATGTTCGGTACATGTATTGTCCGAACTCTGTTTCGGTCATCTCATTTGGTTGACCCGTAAAGGATACCTTCATGAGCTTGTGGGTTTTGTAGTCAAAGTAATATGCTTGCAGTTCATCTGCAGACCTCAGCCGCAAACCACCGGCATCCAGCTCAGACAGAATTGCAATAGCAACCTGCTGCATCTCCTTTCGAGACAACTTGGGCTTCTGGAGACGCTTGTTCAAGTAGTCTCGAATGTTTGGATGTCTTGGAAATGCCGAACGTTTCTGTAGACAGTTTGTTAGCAAGTCATGAAATGCAGTGTTTGTTGGTTGGTTTAGCAAATAGTCATCCAGTCCAACCTTTGACAACTGCGGAAGTAGTGGTAGAGTTAGCTGCCGGATACGATCGAATCGGACACCTTTGAAGCGAAGCTCGAATGCCAGTGATGCAGCTGCGCGTTGGACCTGAAAGTTCGTTCCGAACTGGCTGTCAGTGTCGTAAATGATCACAAGATGCTTACCCGAATTAATCAGGTAATCAATCAGTTCCTGCATACCCAATGCAAGCGGTGCCATCTGATCTTCGGTCAGCTCTTCGCCTGCGGGCAGTTTTGCTTGAACCTTTTTCTCGTTGGCATTCAGCTCAGCATCTGCCGGAAGAGTAACAATTCGGTTACGCCAGCTATCAACACCACCCAAAGCACAGGCAGGAAAGCCCATTTTTGTAGCCAAAGCAGCCTTCTTCTCTCCCTCAGTCAGGATAACATAGTTGTGCTTTTCTGCACAAGCCATGAAACCCTTAGGGAAGTAGACGTGATTAGGAGTGTCTTTTGGCTGCTTATACTTAGGGTCAAAGTCAAACAGTTTGACCCGGTAGAAAGATGCGGGTTTACCGTGGATGTTGAAGTACGGTATTACATAGCCGTTTACAGAGAACGGAGTCCTAGTTGCGGCTTTCTCTGGGCTAGAGATCCAACGTGCATTCACGTCTTCAATTGTCAGCCCTGACGTCGCAAGGTCCTCCGCCATACGATTGTCGGTCGTCATGGCTCACCAGAAATGCGTGTCGTCGTAGTTAGCGATGTGCATCAGGCTGTGCCAGAGACAAAATCGTATATGACTGCTGGCGGTCGGTAGGAGTCACGACTGTCTTTCGGACGCGCTTGACAATCCCCTCTTCGATCATCTTTTCCAGTACAGGCTTCCACAGAGCGGGCATCAAAGAAGTACCGACGCCGATCTGGAGCATACTAGTAGAGATCTGGGGGTAGATCGAAAGTACGTGAATGATCTTATCCCGAATAGTTTTATCCGTGTCAATAACCTCACCGATCGGTAGCTCGTCAAGTTCTTCCTTAGACATTGCAATTGCTGCCCTTACGTTTGGGTGATTTGTGATTGACATCGTACGCCCGCCCTCCACCTCGGTAGTAGTGGTAGTGGTAGTGGTAGTAGTCCACTACACCAACCATATCCTACAATAATATATCATTGTTGTGTTGTCTACAAGTAGGATACAGTTGGTCTAGTGATCCTGTGGAGCTCCCGCTTACTTTTTCTTGTCTTCCTCTTCCTTCTTCAACCGCGCTTCAAGCGCAGTTTTGTAGATACCTTCCAGCCTTTTGAGGTCAGCCATCTGTTCTCGAACGTCACCAAGCATGTCAATCAGTCCACTTGGTGTGGCATTCTCGAGGTTGGGCATTTTGAATGCCTTCTTTGTACCTGCAAGACGCTTGGTTCGGTACTGCTGAAACGTAACTACATCCGTACACTCTTTAAGCATTGCAGGAGTTAACTTGCTTTTGACCTTTTCAGTGTTGAGTCGCTCCTGTGCTACGTCATTAATAGTCAGTTGGAAAACTTCACCGTTGTATTCCTTACTCATAGTTGTCCTCCATAACTGTTTGTAGTGCCTCAGAAGAGTATGGTGTCGTCAATATCTACTGCTTCCGTTTCAAGAGCCTTCGCCGCCTCTGTCGCAGGCCTTCCCAACTCGTCAAAGCAACTTTGGAAGAGGTTGTGGTCATCAACCTTAAACAGCTCAGGGTGTGAACCCGCAGTCTTCAAATACCACTGTTGGAGCTTATACCAGAGTTGCTCTTCCTTTGGAGGAGGTGGAGGAGGTGGGCTGTAGGATTCGTAGTAGCTTGCGATTCCTGGCAGAACAGATTTCTCTTGACGTGAAAGTTTCTCGGCTACGACTTCCTTGAAGACATTAGACGGACTCTGGTACAGATATTCGAAGTCCAGACGCCCCTCATAAAATTTGTCTTTGTCGGCGGTTACCACTTGGGACACAAATTTCGGATCCTTCGAGGTAACGATGTACGACGCAATAAGGTAGTTGACCGAATATATCGACTTCGCTGTCCGATCTTCTGTCAGTTCAATCGGAGACAGGATGTTGTACGTGTATAGTGAAGGAACTTCCAGATCAACAATCCGAAGACCACGGTAGTAAATGTATTTGCTTGAACGCTCGAAGACCTGGATTGTATCGTCCCCTTCCTTGCGCAACAATCCTCCAGGAATAAAGATGTCATGGATATTGTGCCACGCATCTTCGTATTCACGCCCGTCAACAATGATCTTCGTATACCCCTCCGAATTGATGATCTGGTCAGGAGGAGTAGTGTCATAGTAAGTTGATCCGTTCTCGTCTCGGGTGTTAGCTTCGAGTTCACGGAAAGCCTGCCACACCTCCCAGTTTTTGGCAAGTTCGGTTGTGAAGGGTAGCTCTTGATATCGCCACTTGCCAAAAAGACCATCTTTTCTACGCATCATCACCTGACCGAAACCTTTGTCTCGGAATTCGATGTCTTTGACATAGAACTCGAAACATTTTGTTCCGATCCAAAGAACAACAGTGTATCTGTTGCGCACCAACACCGCAATTGCCATTTTCAATCCGGTACCAAAATACCCGATTGGCGAATCAGTCTTAGGCTTTGCATGGAGACCAAACGTGGTGAGGGATTTGATATCCATTTCACCTTCGGTCAAGTGGATGACAGGCATGTTAGTCTTCCTCCGGTTTTGCAAGACCTCGAGCAAGCATCTCAGCCGTATTTCGAGTCATTTTACATCTCCGGCTTCTTTGGCAAGTTCGATGCGCTCAATGTTGTTCAGGTAGTACACTACTGCTTCGATGTCACTGGGAGCAAATGCATGTGATGGCTTGGTATCAGCAGGCCACGCTTGACGTAAATCACGATGGATACCAATTTCAAAGACAATCCGGCCATGTTTGGGGACAAACCCGTATTCACAATCCTGCCTCTGACCCGACCACCGATCGTAGTCTTTGGTGGCTGCATATCTTTGCCAGAGGTTTGGATAGTTTACTGGCTCCAGTTCACAAAACCATGCTATCACATCGTTGATAACAGTGTTCCGTGCAGTACCTCCATTTAAATACTTACCTGCAACATAGATAATGGCTTCAGCAGATCGGATCTTCCCAAGATCCAGGCCACTGTTCAACATTTTGATTTGGGTTTGTACTTCCTGAATTTTGCTCTTGAGCTCCTTTTGCTGTTTGTCGAACTCTTCACGCACTTGTTGCATCTGCAGATTGTACAGATGTAGAAGCTTTGTCAGTTCTACTAGCGATTGCGGTTGCTGATCAGTCATAGCGGAAGCCCTTGAAGATTGGATGGCGCGGTGCATCCTTTGACCCATATGGTAGATATTTGTATGTCACAGTTTTACCTATCAGGGAATCAATCTGATTTCGATAGTCGCGCCGCTGGCTTTCAGTAAAACCGGAACCAATGTCAAACTGAACGCCAGCCCACTTCCCTGAAGAACCCCTGACCAGAAGTTTTCCTAGAAGACTGTCATCAGCAATTTTGTTCGCTTGGTGACTTGACCGCTTTTGGTACCCTCGTTCATCGATAAATGCCTTGTTGTTGTTCCTGTAGAGCGGCTCCCACCCGATAACGACTGCTTCGTCATCTTCGTACCGCTTCATTTTCAGGAGGATGTGCTCTTTGAAGGTAGAGCGGTTGTACTTGTATTTGCCATGAGGGTGTCGAAGCATGACACCTTCATAACCTTTGTCCAACATCTCGCTTTCGAACTGATCTAGCGAGATGATGTCTTCGATCAAGGTGTGTTTAAGAAACTGTACGCGCGACTGCGTTTCAGACTGTATGGCAAATTCTCGTACAGCAATCTCTGCATCCTTTAGTCGAAGACTGAAAGGACAATTGAGTGAACTACTGCCAAAGTGGTCAAACACAATGTACGTGAAATCTGGAGTACCGTCCTGTGACATCACTCCAGACTGAGATAGGTTGAAGACGTTTGGCGCACACGCATCGCCAACAACGACTTCCCCATCAAGCCATCGCAACATTGGATGCGACAGATATTCCCGGATGAATTTGTTTGGTACGGGTTTCAGAGTACGCGTTACTGGTCCCAAAGTTGGGTGGCAGATAACTCGAATACCGTCGATCTTCGGGCTACCCAGTAGCGGGAACTTCAGCAAATGTTCAGTGCCTGGCTCAACTGTTGCAGACAGGAGTGGTCTGAACTTTGAAAGGTCGATCATGGTTGCCTGTTCTTCATCTGGTTGATGTACGACTAGATTATTTTGTTCTGGAAGGATTCAATTTCCTTCTGAGCTTCAATTGCAGCCTGTGCAGCAATCTGTTCTGCACGATGTGCTTGATACTCTTGCATGGCAATCATTGCACAAAACGCAACAAAGCCTGCAAACATGATCTTCGGGTATGTCATTCGTCAGAGTACTCCCTTGTTTTCAGTTCACTGATTGCATGCCACTTGTTATTAATGAATATCCGGTAGTCGCTTGATTCAATTTGTTCGGGTGATAGTCGCATGCAACTCGATACGTACATATCTGCACCATCCATGTCTTTGCATAGTTGCGTAACCGCTTCCTGTGAGATGTCGGTTACGACCTCAGCAACATGCTTCCAACCGTCATAGAAGACAATCAGGTATGTACCTTTCGGTACTTGATCGTGGATTGCATG